TGATGAGGTACTCATGCAGTTTGCTATGGGTAACACCATCACTCTGGAAGACACTAACGGTAACCGGAAACTCCTCAAGAAGAGGAACGAAGACAAGATCGATAACGTGTCCGCAATGATGGATGGGTACGTAGCATACAAAGCCCACAAGGAGGCATTCGAGTGAGCGAGCAAGTCGACGATTTTTTAGCTCACAACGGCGTCAAGGGTATGAAGTGGGGTAAGCGTAAGTCTCGAACTGAAACTAAAGATTCTGGTTCGGAAGAACAAGCCCCGCGAAAAACGTACCCTAGACTAACTAAGAAACAAGCGGTTATTGGTGCTAGCATTTTGGTTGGCGTCGCTATAGCCGCCGTTGTCATAGCTAATCGAGGAGACATTAAAGCCACGTTTAACGGCGTTCCTGATGGTTATGAAACAGCAGGCAAAGAGCGAGTCAAAAACCTATTGCGTTTAAACGGTGATCGAAAAGACATAACTCTACCACAAGGCCAAGTCTTTAGTCGCATATCTACGGTAGCTGAAACAAATATTCGAGAATCTACCTATGTCGCCTATAAACCAAAAGATGTATTGAAGTATAAAGCATTTTATGGTAGCGGGAAACATCAGGTTAAGATTGAGTCGGTCGGGGAAGTTAAACTCCCATCACGTAAGAATAAAATCTCAACATTGTCCGACATGGTTGATTCGCCTCTAACTTCTCAACGATACAACGGTAAGTCACTTCGTGAAGTATTAGTTGACCGGGAGAGAAGCCCTAAGGGTAAAGCATATTTCAACACAATCAGCACTAAAAAGCTGGCGGCATTAGTTAACGACCGTATGGATGTTGATGATTTTCGATCTGGCTATGGTAAAGAGTTTTTAAGTAAGCTAAAAGACAAAGGGTATTCGGCTATCGCCGACCCTATCGATAGCACATCGAGAGGACAAGGTCGATCGTCGGCCTCAATCTTGATCGACACAGCACTGTTCAAAGTTGTAGAGTCGAAGAAGCTATCTACTGAAGACGTAATCCAAGCTAAACGTGATTTAGATGCGCTACTACAAAAGTAGTATAACAAAGCCCATAAGGAGGTATCCGAGTGACGAAGCAGTTTAATCTGGAAGAAGAATTCGGATGGGTTCTTGATGGTATCGAAGACTACATCGATGACAACCCTGAAGATTTCCTGGAGCACAATGGTGTTAAGGGAATGAAGTGGGGTAGACGTAAGTCTACATCTAAATCGGATAGGCCTGAACTTAAGGGTTTGGGCCCCGACAAAATCGTTCGTAAAACCAAATACGGCGAAGAGATGACCCTCAGTAAAGATCGCCCAACTGCGATTCATAAGGCCCTGGGTCGGATGAGTAAAAAGTACCGTGAAAGCTATGAAAGTGGCGCCTTCCTGACGATCAGGGATAGTAATGGTAAAAAAGTTGGCGACGCTAGTGTTGAGAAAAAGAATGCCGATGAGCTCTATCTCAACTGGTTGGGTGTCGATAAGTCGGCACGAGGCAAGGGCTATGCTTCAGCAGTAATGAAAGCATCAACCGAGTTCGGCAAGGAAGCAGGATTTAAGAAGCTTACCCTTGAGGTCCCTGGTGATGCCCCGGATGCTCTTCATATCTACACAAAGCTTGGTTTTAAGAAGACTGGCGAAGTTAGTGGTAGCGAAGGCGATATTTGGGGTGGTCTGACTAGCATGGAGTACGTATTTGCCGATGTCAAACATCAGCAGGTTGACGACTTTCTAGAGCACGTCGGGGTTCTTGGTATGAAGTGGGGTAAGCGACGTGGCAGCCTAAAAACTCGAGTAACCGGAGCAGCTCATGATCGCAATCAGCGTGATATCGCAATGGTTAAACGTCAGCTATCTGGTAACGGTACACGCAGCGAAAAAATCATAGCGGCACCAATCAAGATGATGATTGGCGAAAACCAGCTAAATAGAAACTATAACATGTCTATGAATCAACTTCTTGCTCAGCGAGATCGAATTGAAACAGGACGACAGGACATCAACGACAAGATACAGACCCTACAAAGAACTAGTGTCCTGGATCTTTTCGTCAGTGTTACGGATACCCGGGAGTAACTATGTCTATCGACGTTGACGACTTCCTTACTCATTACGGTATTCCCGGAATGAAGTGGGGAAAGCGCGGTGGTTCTCGATCCAGTTCAGGATCTAAAGAAATCACCAAGCCCAAGATGTCTAAAGGTAAGAAAGTCGCAATTGCAATTGGGGTCGGAGCCCTTGTTGCTGGTGCGGGTATTGCTGCGGTATCACTGAGTAAAAACGGAAAGATCCCGATGTCCAAACTTGTGACTCGACCAGAGTTCAAGAAGGGCGAACAGGCATTTAAACCATCACCTCAAAAACCAACAGCTAAACCTTCGGCATCAAATTCGCCAAAGGCACCCTCGCCATATCCAATGACGCCACTGGTACCAACGCCAATTCTCGATGAGATCATGCGGAAGTACAAGTTCTAACTACCAAATCATGAAAGGGATACCTAGTGAGTACAGACTTAGCAGATGATTTTCTTGCTCATTACGGTGTCCCTGGGATGAAGTGGGGTAAGAGAAAAGGTCGAGATTCCTCTGGGTCTAATAGGTCATCTTCGGCTAAACCAAATGTTGTTTCTGGAAGTGCCGTAACAAAAAAGCAGCTTGACGATGAGATGACAGAGCTTGGTATTACAACCAAGCCAATGAAAGACCTTTACATTAAAGGTTCTAACCGTGCAGATCAGCTAATTGAGCAAACTGGTGCCCAACCGAAAGAGCGTAAAACACTCACTCGGGGTCAAAAGTATGCCATAGCCGGAGGCGCGGTAGTCATCGTTGGTCTCGCCATTTATGGTGGATACAAGTATCAGGACATAGCCACTCGAAATGCTCAGGGTGGCGATCGCATTAGCGTGAAGAACTTCCAGGCTAATTCAAGTATGTCGTCCATGAGTTTTGGCTATGGAACCATATCTAAACAGAAGTTCTCGGCGATGGACACCAAGGACGTCACTCTACCTAAAACTACAGTTTTTAAAAGGGTTACGGCTGATCCAAAAGAAGACATGTCGGGTCTAGTATACACCGCATACACTAAAGCGGATGTTGATAGATACGCCGGTCTCTTCGGCCCAATCGTTCGAAAACGAAGCGACTCTAACAAGCTGTACAGCTCCGCTATCGAGGTTAGTACCCAGGTAAAGTCTCCTTCCGAAAAGGGAAGAATACAGATCTTGATTGATTTGGTTAATGATGATGCGGGTCTTCGCAAAAAGTTTATCTCTGAACATTCTTCGAATTCGTATACAGATGCTAAGCTTTCGGCAGAAGAACTGGTTCTCAAATCATATGGCTCATTTGCTCGGCAGTTGGTAAGTCAGGATGACGCAGTCGCCAAAGCATATATTGACAAAGTCAAACGTATGGGCTATAACGCTCTGATCGATGATAACAACGCTAAACAAATAGCGGATGCTCCCATAATTCTCTTGGGTGCAGAAAAACTCATATCACAAGTGAATAGCTCTGAGTTAACTAAAAGTATCGAACGAGCTGCACGAAGACGTCTAACTGAGGTTATGCGGTAGGGAGGTTAAGACATGACTGAACAAATTGAAGTAGACGATTTCCTGGCCCACTACGGTGTCCCTGGAATGAAGTGGGGTAGGCGAAACGCTCGATCAGATGATCGAAGTGGTGGTGGAAACTCTGGGGGTGGCAGTGCCGATAAAGCGCCTAAACCTAAGATGTCGAAAAACAAGAAGATTGCCATTGCTGTCGGTGTGGGCGCAACTGTCGTAATCGGTGCGGCTATTGCCGTTGCGATTCTGAACAATAAGAGCGCCAACGCTCCGATGAATTTTCCTGTGCAAAAACTCACGACCAATTCATCGATGATTCGAGGTAAGGCAGACTTGATTCGTAGGGCATCACAGATGCCTTCAGCACCTCAGCCGACAACTGCGGCCAAGGGTGCTCGAGGAAAGTTGAACCTTATCACTAGAGCGGCAGAAATGCCGTCTGTTCCGACAGCTGCTCGAAAAAGCATTGGGGATAAAGCCAGAGAGAAAGCATTTGAAAAGGGCAGAGACATAGCTATCAACAAAGCTAAAAAGATGTCCTATGATGAAGCTAAGGCGATGGTTAATAAAAACCCCAACGCTAAAGAAAGTCTGGTGGATAAGGCTAAATCTGCGGCGCTTAACAAAGCCAAAGACATGATCTTTGAAAGCGCTAAAGAAAAAGCCATGGATAAGGGTAAAGAGCTTGCCGTAGCTAAGGTTAGGTCAATGCTTACTCCTGCATCACAGATTCCAGCTAAACCTGCCGTAGTCTTCAACTCCAAAACGGGGCTGTATGAAGAAGTTGAAGCTCCAACCGAAGAGTAAGGAGACACCATGAGTGAGCAAGTCAATGATTTTCTCGCCCATTATGGTGTCCCTGGTATGAAGTGGGGTAAGCGAAACACAGCGCCAAAGGATAGATCCACTGAGTCTCGAGACATGCGAAAGCAAAGTGCTCGGAACTTACAGGGACATATCTGGGAAAAAACTAAGGATGAAGACATCTTTAGGAAGATGACTAAAGACGAACATTCTAAGTTGGCCACCGGTAGAGAATATGTGGCTAAGAACACAACCCTTAAACGAATCACAACCAATCCCGATGGAATACTCAAAGGTAAGACATATGTTAGTATGCTTCCTGAAGATTCTGCTTTTTATCGTGCGGCACTTCCAGCTATTGGTCCTCAAATTAAGGGTCGAGCTGGCGCGGGTCTCAAGCGGTATAAAACTGAAAACTATGAGTTGGAAATCAAGGTTGTTAAGAAGCTTACCTCTCCCTCAGAAAAAGAGCGGTTTGATGCCTTCGTTGAAATCCTGAATGAGCGATCGGTTGTGGTTGGGAAAAAAGAACCGGTGACTGGTCGTGAGTATCTCAAAAAAGCAGGCTATGGCCCGATGTTCGACAAGAAATTTGATACTCAAGAATTCGGAATGAAAACTTGGCATGATTTCGTCGCATTGCAGGGCGAAGACAACCCCATCAATACGGCATATTTCAACAAAGTTCGAAGTAAGGGATTCAACGCTCTTCCTGATGACTATGATCGAGGAAAATTAACTAAGGCTCCTTTGATCCTTCTTGATCCTGAGGGGACTGTAAAGGTCACCCAGGTTCGAAAACTTACCACAGATGAAATCAACAAAGCCCAAAGAGAGTTAGGTAACTAAAATGAGTGAAACAACTGATGATTTCCTGCAGCACTACGGTGTCGTAGGTATGAAGTGGGGCAAGCGCAGCGGTGGCTCTGGCGGTTCCGGTGGTTCTTCCGGTGGCAATAAGGCCGTGGCTAAAGCCAACCTTAAAGTCGCTCGCAAAGACGTTTTTAAGGGTGCCGGGGCTAGTGTCAAAGCCCACAAGGGTCGCACGATCGCGAGTGCCCTTCTTCTTGGCCCGTCCGCTACTGTCGGTATTCAGCTGGCTCGATCCGCTGGCCACAGCAAGGGCGCATCCATTGCTATCGGTCTCCTTGCTGGAGCTCCGGGCGGTCTCATTGCTGCTGAGCTTTCTGCTCGTAAGTCTGCCAAGAGCAATAGCTAATGAGTACCCCCACAGATGATTTCCTGCAACACTACGGTGTGCAGGGAATGAAATGGGGAAAGCGCGGCGGCTCTTCTAAACCGTCGGCTGGTGGTACCGGTAAAAACGGTAAGATCACCTCTGATGACATCCATGTCGCTCGCTATAAGCAGGGGCTTCGAGGTCGAAAGATGCAGGAAGCACAAGCTGAGTTCTATGTCGCCCGGACCAACAAAGGTCAGGACAAGGCTGAGAAGATCATGCGTAAAGCTGAGAAAGCATATTTCGACAATCCGGATGCAAAGACGGCAGCCAAGCTGACCAAGGGCGAGAAAATCCTGACTGGAATCATGTATGGTATGGCTGCGGTTACTGTTGCTGCGGTTATCGCTGACACCAGTCGCATGAGCCGATAGCTCTACCCCTACATCTAGTCATAAGAAAGGGGCAGCTATGTCTGCGGAAGTAGACGCATATTTGGCTCATGCCGGAGTCAAGGGAATGCGATGGGGACACCGTAAACGAGAAACGCCTAACAGCAGTGATCGTGGCCCTAGCACACCAACTCGTGATGAGCGTCGTGCAGCTAAGCGGGAAACCAAAGCAACAAAATTTGACGGTAAAGCTAAACACTTTGATACGACGATCAAAGATCTTGATGCTCAAATAAAAGCTATGCCTCCGGGTATTCGGTCTGCGTATCAACGTAACACTCTGACTGATGTTCGTAATGAACTATCAAAAGAGCGCGATCGGGCAGTTAAAGATGCTCAGTCGGTTCGTGAGGGAAAGCTTACCTCAACACAGAAGCGGGTCATAATTGGCGCCTCTGTTGTAGCAGCACTAGCGGCAACATACGTTATCCAAGATAACATCCAGAGCGGCAATGCTACACGACTTATAGCCAAGGGTAAAGAACGCATTACTGGCGAGCAATTCAAATTCAACAAAAAGCCATCGCTGTCTAATCCAGATTGGGACGTCGACGATATCCATCGTAATGTGGTTAAGCACATCAACCCTGAATTTGGGGCAATGGGCACCAAGATGAATTGTCGTCGAGCTACGTTTTCCTATGAGATGCGTCGTCGAGGCTATGATGTTAAGGCCACTAAAACCACAAATGCTAATGGTCAAAACACTATGGGCTTGTTGAATGCGCTTAGTCCTGGTAAGAAAATTCAGAACACAAGTGCCCAAAACGTCGCTCGTAAAACGCTCAAAGAAGCAACCTACGCATATTCGGGTAAAGAAAAACCGGTGACCGATCTGTCAAAGAACTTTGCTGCTGGCGGTAAACAAAAAATTCCTGGCGGAAGTAAATCAATCTTTGATACACTAGCTAAAGAACCAGATGGCTCACGAGGCGAACTCGGTGTTATGTGGAACATGGGTGGTGGGCACAGTATGGCATATGAGGTTGTTAAGGGTAAGCCGGTAGTCTTTGATGGACAAACAGGTAAAGTCTATAAAACGGCACTCGAGTTCATGGACATGCCTGCAGTTAAAAATGCCGGATTCACACGTCTCGACAATGTCGATCTAAATGTTGATTATTTGATGAGGTGGATGACGAATGCTTAGTGAACTTGAAGCATCAGGATTGATTAAATCCACGTTCCCCAACAGCCGAATTGAGAAACCCATCTTCTACCGAGGATTGTTTGTCTTTCAGGTTTTTGGTGACGACCCGCTAGAGGGCGATCAAGACCCATTCTATTCAGTTGATCAGAAGACCGGTGAGCTGCGTGATTTCTCTATCCTAACGGATGGCGACCCAAAAGAAATTGAAGCCGAATTTCTGAAGGTTCAAAAAAGTAAGCGTCAATGAGAAGCTAAGGAATACCGATGAGTAACGACCAGGAAAGGAGGTGACTTATGGGAAAAATTACAGATACATTGAAACATGCTTGGAATGCTTTTAATCCTGAGGAAGAAGCAGACAACCGATTCACACCTAGAGGCGGCAGCTTTGGCGCCTCCTATGGTGTTCGACCAGATCGCTATCGAAGTAGCATTGGGAATGACAAATCAATTGTCACAACAATCTACACTCGATTGGCGATCGATGCTTCATCCATTCCGATCCAACACGTAAGGGTTGATCAAAATGGGATGTTTATCGAAAGCATTAAAAGCTACCTGAATGAATGCCTCACTCTTGAAGCTAACCTAGATCAGGCAGCCCGACACTTCTTCCAAGATGCGGCAATGACGCTATTCGAAAAAGGAACCATTGCTCTTGTACCGATCAACACCACCATTAATCCGGCGGTGTCTTCTGGTTGGGATGTAAAGGACATGCGGGTTGGCGAGATCGTTCAGTGGTACCCCAAGCATGTCAAGGTTCTTGTCTATAATGAAGACAAAGGGCTTAAAGAAGAACTCATGCTACTAAAGAGATCCGTAGCCATTGTTGAGAATCCGCTTTATTCGGTGATGAATGAGTCCAGCTCTACTCTTCAGCGTTTGATTCGGAAACTTGGCTTGCTCGACTCTATCGATGAGCAAGTGGGTTCTGGAAAGCTCGATGTCATCATTCAGCTCCCGTATGTCATTAAGTCGGAAGCTCGAAGGGAACAAGCAGAGTCTCGTCGTGCTGACCTTGAGATGCAGCTTAGTGGTTCTAAGTATGGCGTTGCCTATACTGATGGCACTGAGCGAATCACACAGTTGAACCGTCCTGCCGAAAACAACATGCTGAAACAGGTCGAGTATCTGACAAACATGTTGTACGGACAGCTTGGTCTAACTGAAGAAGTGTTCAATGGTACTGCCAGCGAACAGGTCATGCTCAACTATCATAACCGAACAATTGAGCCGATTCTTTCTGCCATTACTACAGCAATGAAGCGTTCATTCTTGACCAAGACTGCTCGGGCTCAGGGACAATCCATTGAGGCCTACCGTGACCCGTTCAAGCTGGTAGCGATTGGTACGATGGCTGACATCGCGGATAAGTTTGCTCGTAACGAGATTCTTACTGCGAATGAGATTCGCGCAGGCATGGGGCTTAGACCATCTACGGATGCTAAGGCTGATCAGCTTCGTAACTCGAACATGCCAATCAAGGATACTGAAGTTGATGGTGCTGCTCAAAATGGTAGCCCAGAAGCCGAACCAGAAGCTGAACCAGAAGCACCACCCGGACCACCAGATACCGCAGAGCAGGACAAGATAGTCGAGGATCTGTTTGCCTCCTTGGAGGGAGACATAGACGACATTCTATCTGGCGATGGGGAATCTTAGTTATGGATACTAGAACCCGAGTAGATAATTTTCTCGCGCACTATGCATCTGAGAACTATGATCCGGCAAAAGCACGCGAGTACTATCTTAAGACTCGTGAGCTTAAAGGTCGACAGCAAAATACCACAGGTATGAGTGACACCCAGAAGCAAGCTTGGGCATACACAAAAAACAAGATCGGCAACGATAAGAAAGCCGCTCTTGAAAGTGAACAAGCAGGCTACAAGGCTCGAATGGATGAGCTTCGAAATAAGGCGACAGAGACCCGTGATCGGATTCGAGGAAAGCTAGAGGCTTTTCTTGAATCAGTCAAAGTCAAACGACCAGAAAGAATCGAAGCTGAACACGTCGAGGAACCGGAGTTCTTACCTATCCCAGACAATCTGTCGCCAAAGAGAAAAGCCTATCTGCAAAGACAGAATTCTCTGAGGTACCAAAAGTATAGTCGGGAGGTTGATGCGGCAGAGGAAGTAGCAGCTATTGCTAACAAATCTGCAATGGAAGCCTATGGTGTTGCTCGTGAAGCAGCAGCACAATCGTCCAGCAAAGCTCGAGAAGACGCTAAGGTTGAGCGAGAACGTGTTGGGTCTGAGCTTAAAACAGCAGTGTCGAATGCTCGGAATGCATACGTAGAAGCTAAAAAGCAACTCGTAGCTAAGTATGAAACTACTACAAACACCGAGTATGACAACATTCGTTCTAAGCTTCCAGGCGCACCGCCTAAGGTAGCTAAATCTAAAACCGCAGCTAAGGCTAAAGCTAAAACTGCAGCTAAATCTAAAACTGCAGTCCCAACTAAGGCCGCAGTTCAGACTAAAGCCGAGGCTAGACCCAAGGCAGCAGTCCAGGTCCAGACCCCAGCGGCAACAGATCCCAACACAATGATGAAATCTAAAACCGCTCGCTTTAATTGATAAGAAAGGAGAACCTTCAAAATGGCAGCAAAAGCAGACTTTAGTGGTTACGCCACTAAGAATGGGCTTAAGTGCTCGGATGGTCGAACCATCATGGCCGGAGCTTTTAAGCACAATGACACCATGCGGGTGCCTCTCGTTTGGCAGCACCTGCACAATGAGCCTGAGAACATTCTCGGCCACGCACTTCTCGAAAATCGGGCAGATGGCGTTTATGCTCATGCATTTTTCAATTCCTCTGACAAGGCTCAGACAGCAAAGATTGCGGTCAAGCACGGTGACATCACCATGCTCTCGATCTACGCTAACAACCTTACACAGCAGGGTAAAAATGTCCTCCATGGTGATATCAAGGAGGTCAGCCTGGTCCTTTCGGGGGCGAACCCGGGTGCCAAAATCGATAACGTAAATCTGATGCATGGTGACGGAAGTCTCGATGCTCTTGAAGATGAAGTTATCATCCACACTGGTCTCACTCTTGAGAATGCTGAAGATGAAGATCTGGAACACGCTGAAGGCGGCAAGACGGTCAAGGATGTCTTTGACACCATGTCCGACGAGCAGAAGAACGTCGTTTATTTCATGATCGGCGAAGCACTAGAGGGTGCCTCCGGCAAGGGAGAATCCCTCAAGCAGAGCGATGAATCTGACGATGATCTGGAACACGCAGAAGAGGGCAAAACCGTCAAGCAGGTATTTGACGCAATGACCGAAGAGCAGAAGGACGTCACGTATTTCCTTATCGGGGAAGCACTTGAAAAAGCAGAAGGCGAAGATGACGATGATGCTCTCGAGCAGAGCGATATCTCGCACGATGATGAAGAACTCTCCAATCAGGAAGTTCTTGACACCCTCGATGAGGACCAGAAAGAGGTCGTTTACGGCCTACTTCACTCGGCCCTCGCCAAATCAGACGATGATGATGAACTCGATCCCGAGGACGTCAAGCACATGTTTGAATCACTTACTGAGGACCAGGATGCAGTCGTTCGCGATCTGATTTCTGGCGCTCTCGCCCACGCAGAAACCCTAGGAGACGAAATGGCCACCATTCAGCACGCAGAAAACGAAGAAACCGTCAAGGACGTCTTCGACACCATGTCCGAGAAGCAGAAGAACGTTGTCTACTTCATGATCGGCGAAGCCCTTGAAGGCTCCGAGGGTTCCGATGAACTCAAGCAGAGCGACACCTCCGAACACATTGCACACGCCATCCAGGAAGGCTTTAACAACATGTCCCGTAACGCATTCGAGAGCAACGGCTCCGCAGCAACCGAAGAGCGCCCCACGCTCTCCCACTCCCAGCTCGAGACCATCGTTGCTGACGCACAGAAGCTCGGCTCCTTCAAGGAGTCCTTCCTGTCGCACGCCGGTAGCTTCGGCATCGACAACATCGACGTTCTGTTCCCGGATGCCAAGTCCGTTCGGAACACGCCTGACGTCATCGGCCGTCGCCAGGAATGGGTCAGCGAAGTTCTCGAGGGTGCCAAGCACTCCCCGTTTGCTCGCATCAAGTCCACCGCTGTCGACCTGACTGCAGATGAGGCTCGCGCCAAGGGTTACGTTAAGGGTAACCTGAAGAAGGACGAGATCATCAAGCTGCTGAAGCGCGTGACGACTCCGACGACCATCTACAAGAAGCAGAAGCTGGACCGCGATGACATCGTGGACATCACTGACCTGGACGTCGTTGCCTGGCTCAAGGCTGAAATGCGCGTCATGCTCGATGAGGAACTGGCTCGCGCCATCCTGATCGGTGACGGCCGCGAGGTCGACGACGAGGACAAGATCGACGAAGAGAAGATCCGTCCCATCGCCCGCGACGTTGACATGTATGCGCATGCCATCACGGTTGCTTCCGAGCTGTCGGCAGATGCCATCATCGAGTCCGTCCTGCGCACCCGCACCTACTACAAGGGTACGGGCACCCCGACGTTCTACACCACGGATGCCATCCTCACGGACCTCATCCTGCTCAAGGACAAGGTCGGTCGTCGTCTGTACGAGACCGAGGCTTCCCTCTCGGCTGCGCTGCGCGTCTCCAAGATCGTCACGGTTGAGGTCATGGAGTCCGCTCCGGAGATCCTCGGCATCGTGGTAAACATGGCTGACTACACCATTGGTGCAGACAAGGGCGGTCAGATCTCGATGTTCGACGACTTCGACATCGACTACAACCAGCAGAAGTACCTCATCGAAACTCGCGTTTCGGGTGCGCTGACCAAGCCGAAGTCCGCCATCGTCATCAAGAAGACCCTGGGTGTTGTGGTTTCGCCGCAGACTCCGTCCTTCAATGGTGCCACCAACACGATCACCATCCCGTCTGTCGCTGGCGTAGTTTACTACAACGCTGAGACTGCCGCTCAGGTATCGGGTGCTGTCATCATCTCCGAGACCACCGAGATCGAGGCTCGCCCCGACACCGGTTACTCCTTCCCGCACAACACCGATGCTGACTGGACCTACGTCTACAGCTCTTAATCCGTAAGGATTGATCAAAATGGCACGATTCTATGATGTGATTGGGATCGCCCAATCCAATATCGAGATTCGGCCAGGGGTTTATGGGGATGTCATCATGGAACGAAAGTACTATGGTGACATCCTCAGTGACTCCAGACAGTTGGAGGGGGAGAAGGTCAACCAAGACATCTCCGTTGGTAACTCGATCAGTATTATCGGGGATTCCTTTACGAACACCTTTCATGCCTTGCGCTATATCCGGTGGATGGGGACTCTTTGGATCATCAATAAAGTTGAGATGAAGAGTCCCCGTCTTATCCTGAGCCTTGGGGGTGTTTACAATGGACCGACGGCTGCAACTCCAGGCCCTACTGAGTAGTATCCTTGGAGTATCCAAGGTCTACTTCCAACCGCCGCCAAGTCTCTCAATGACATATCCGTGCATTGTCTATGAGCGTGATTCGGCTTCAACCCAACACGCAAACAATCTGCCATATCGTAGCATGAAACGTTATCAGGTAACGATAATGGATTATGATCCGGACAGTTCGATTCCCGATGAAGTTGCAAAACTTCCTTCGGCATCTTTCTCCCGACACTTTACGGCAGATAAACTCAATCACGATGTCTACACTCTTTATTTCTGAAAGGAATTACCATGGCTGAAATCGTTTGGGACAAAACCGGTGATCGTGTTTACGAAACCGGTGTTGATCACGGCGTTCTTTACATTCCCGATCTGACTGGGGTCTACAACACGGGCTTCCCGTGGAATGGTCTCGTCTCCATCTCTGAAAGCCCTTCCGGCGCAGAGGCAACCCCGCAGTATGCGGACAACATCAAGTACCTGAACCTGGTATCGGCCGAGGAATTCGGCGCAACGATCGAGGCATTCACGTACCCGGATGAGTTCGCTCAGTGTGATGGTACCGCTTCTCCGGCTGAAGGCCTCTTCATTGGCCAGCAGCGTCGTAAGACGTTTGGTCTGTCTTACCGCACCCTTATCGGCAACGACATCGATGCGACTGACTACGGCTACAAGCTGCACCTGATCTACGGTGCCCTTGCGGCACCCACGGAAAAGGCGTACACCACGGTTAACGATTCGCCCGAGGCAATCACCTTCTCGTGGGAGATCACCACCACTCCAGTTAACGTGCCTGGCTTCAAGCCTGCCGCACAGCTGACGCTGGATTCGACCAAGATCCCTCTCGCCGTCCTGGCTGAGATCGAGACGCTTCTTTATGGAGCAGCGGCAACTCAGCCGACACTCCCGCTTCCGGCGGAGATCATCTCCATCCTTGAAGCTGGCGCAACCCCGTAACACAAAGAAAGGAGTTCAGGGAATGCTCACGATTCACATACCAGCACTTGAATCTTATGATGAAATCGAACAACGATTCATCAACGTAGAAGAAGTCACAATCGAGTTGGAGCATTCCCTGGTCTCCCTTTCAAAATGGGAGTCAACCTGGGAGAAACCATTCCTGGGTCCCGATGTCAAGTCAACTGAAGAAACGATTGACTACATCAAGGCTATGACCTTGACCCAAAACATTCCTCCGGAAGTTTATCTGAGACTTACCGGAGATAACTTTACTCAGATCAACAACTATATCGACGCTAAGATGTCGGCAACATGGTTTAGCGATCCCGCATCGCAAGCCAAAGCTCCTAAACGGCGTGAGATAATCACGGCCGAGATCATCTACTACTGGATGATCAGCCTGAAAATACCTCTTGAGTGGGAGAACAGACATCTTAATCGTCTATTCACATTGATTAAAGTTTGTAATCAGAAGAATGCTCCAGAGAAGAAGATGAACAAGCGTGACATGATTGCGCAGCGTAACATGCTTAATGCTCAGCGTAAAGCTGCACATAACACCCAGGGCTAACCCACAGAGAGGAGGGCGACCATGCCGTATAAACCGGTTGGCGTTGACGAAAATAGTCAATTTCCACCCCGTGTTAGGCAAGCACTAGCCGACATGTTCGTCACAAAACCTGAGGGTATTAGCGATGGTCAAGTTCCAGTATGGAATGAAGCCACAAACACCTGGATCGCTGGTTCAGGGGGAGGCTCCTCAGATGAGTGGATTTTGCCTACAGCTATCGATGGTGGTGTTTGGGATCCACTAACAAGCACCTGGGTTCATGGCACTGGTCCACAAAATAGTCCGCCTGAAGTTGATGGCGGAACGCCTGCTAGTAGTAATTGAGGACAATCCTCGTAAACCAATAATCTTTCTAACTCTAATAAGGGGACACACTCATGGCTGCAATCACAACCATCCAGGTTCGAAGGGGTACCGCTGCTCAGTGGACCGCCGCCAACCCAATTCTTGCCGCTGGCGAATTTGGCTGGGAATCAGACACTGCTGAATTCAAGGTCGGTGATGGCGTTACTGCATGGGCCACTCGGCCATACTGGATCTCAGACGTTGCAGCCCACTCCCACCCAGCTAGTCAGATTTCCGATGCGACCTCCTTTGGCCGCACTCTTATTCAGGTAGCCGATGCTGCTGCCGCCCGAGCTGCTATTGGTGCTGGAACCTCCAACCTTGTTATTGGTGTTGGTGCCTCCAACGCTATGGCTGGTAACAAGACTTTCTCCTTCTCGGAAATCACCGGTATTATCGGTACAGCCCAGCTTCCTCCGCTGGCAGTAAATAACGTCTACCCGGTAGCTAACCAGGCAGCAATGCTTGCTCTTACCGCCGAACGTGGCGATATGGCGATCCGTACGGATATCGGCGAGACTTACGTGCTGTCTACTGATAGTCCGGCAACTCTTGGTGACTGGCTCATGATCACCTCCCCCGGCAACGTCACCTCTGTGGCTGGTCGTCAGGGTGCAATCGTTCTGGTCAAGGCTGACGTTGGTCTCTCCAACGTTGACAATACTTCAGATGCTAACAAGCCGATTTCTACGGCTACAGCTACAGCTCTTGCTGGTAAAGAAGCAGCCTTCGCTGCAGGCACGACTGCTCAGTACCGTCGAGGCGATAAGTCTTGGCAGACTCTGGATAAGGCCGCTGTTGGTCTCACTAACGTTGATAACACTGCAGATGCCAGCAAGCCGGTCTCTGCTGCACAGCAGACGGCCCTTAACGCCAAGGAAAATACTATTGCTGCCGGAACTGCAGCACAGTACTACCGTGGCGATAAGACTTGGGCAACCAACGACAAGGCTTCTGTTGGTCTTGGATCGGTAGATAACACCTCGGATGCCGCTAAGCCGGTCTCTACTGCACAGCAGACGGCGCTTAACCTCAAGGCGAACCTGGCAAGCCCGGCCTTCACGGGAACCCCGACTGGTATTACCAAAGCACATGTCGGTCTCGGTTCGGTAGACAATACCGCCGATACGGCAAAGCCGGTTTCCACCGCACAGCAGACGGCACTCAACCTCAAGGCAAACACCACTCACACGCACGTAGCCGCTGATATCATCAGCGTAGATGGAGGAACTCCCTAACTATGACAACCATTCGACTAAGGCGGGGCACAACTGCCCAATGGATTGCGGCTAACCCCGTCTTGGCCGATGGGGAATTCGGCTGGGACTCAACCGCATCAAAACTCAAGATGGGTAACGGAGCCGCTAACTGGGCGACGCTACCATATTTCTTGGATGCCGCTCTTGCGGCCAAAGCTAACACTAGCCACACCCATGCAGCAACCGACATGGCATCAGGAACTCTTCCTGATGCTCGGCTTCCGGCTCGTTTGGGTCTATATGCGGCAACGATTACCGACTGGAACACGGCCAGAGCTAATGGCTGGTACATGGGTTCGTCAATCCTAAATGCACCAACTACTGGATGGTTTCTTGGAAACGTAGAAGCCCATAACGATATCTACGTGACCCAAACAGTTCATGCATTTACGGCAGATAGTGCGGCAAACACCAACGTATTCCGGAGAGCCTACAATAACGGCGTCTGGACTGCTTGGGATAAACACCAGCTGTCGCAAGCTGAACAAGATGCTCGCTACCAGCAGATTATTGCTGCTGGTACTACGGCACAATTCTGGCGTGGCGATAAGACCTGGCAGACACTAAACTCGGCTGCAGTTGGGCTGGGTAGCGTAAACAACACTGCTGACTCGCTTAAGCCTGTTAGTGGACCCCAGCAGACTGCACTCGACGCCAAATCAAATAAGGGTGAGCGTTGGGCGAATGTTACCGACTACATGCTTCCTGGTCGTGTTGAAGGAACCACTGATGATCGTGCGGCATTTGAACTAGCTCGCCTAACAGGTAAGCCGGTCTATGCGCCTGCAGGAACGTATTACTTCTCACGGTCTCCGGATTGGGATAATAATACCGTCCTAGTTGGAGACGGTAAGGGTAAGACCATATTTAAGTTGCTGGATTCAGCACTTGGTGGGGCCAACCTTATCGTTAATGGCCGTCTTGACGGCACGGTACAAATGTACTTTGCCGACTTCTCTCTCGATGGCAACTGCTATCGTCAGGGTGGGGTTCTGACTAATGACGGTGGTTCTAGCGGATCCACGTTCACCTTGCGCAATGTTCAGTATGCATATATTGACCGTGTGTCAGCTATCAGTCCGATTCAGCATTGCTTCGATGTGACTCGTGGTGCCATCCAGTATCCTTATGGTGGCGACGGTAATCCAGCGACACTTCGGTCAAGCAACGTCTACTTCAATGATTGTGAAGGATCTGACTTTGGTGATGACGCATTTACTACCCACAGTAGTGACTACGTACATTTCACCAATTGTGTGGGATTCAATCCTCGTGGTCGTGGCAACTGTAATGCCTTTGAGATTGATGGCGATAGCCAGAACTGTGTTCTTAATGATAACCGTTCATATGGGTGCTACTCGGGTGTCGAAATCAAGGGTCACGGTTCTGAGTCTGCTGCTCGTCTAACCACGATCAATGGACACCAGGACTTTGGTAGTGTACGTTCCTACAGCTTCCGTCATATTGGCTACCACTCAGGTGCCGATCCGATCTCGCAGTCGGCCGAATGGATCAATGCATCTAACTTGGTGTCGATCGATCCGAACAATGACAAGGGCTTCCAGGATGATGCAACCCCAAGGGCGCTGTCTCTGAATGCTTTCCATGGTGTGAATATCGATGGATTCATTTCAAAGGGTCGTGGCGGTTATGGCGCGGGCGATGTTGCAGTTGCTCTGCAGTACCGTACTGGTGAAGTAAACATGTCTAACGTATCCATCTCTGGATGGGACGGGGCCGATTACGACCTCACCGTAACCACTAATGGTAAAGCCAACCTGTCGAACTTCAGCATTTGGAAGTCCGCAAAGAACTTGTTCTACATCGGCTCAACTGTATCTGGTGTAAACATGAGCAACTTCTTGGCTACGGCACCTGCTATTGGGGCAAACCTTGGTGGTGAGCTCTATAACAGCACCTATGTCAGAACCAGCAACATGCAGATCAGTGGTTATATCACTAACTTCCGAGCAGACCTCACGAACTACGCTAGCTACGAGGCATACATGCGATCTAAGGATCGCAAAACCATTGTGGATATCCCGCCGGGTATTACTCGGCTTGTAGATCTTGACCCTACTCAGGATTACTATGGCACTTCTGGTGCTATGGCGACTATCACCGACGCAGCAGGTCTTGGTGGAGCAAACATCATCCAGCACTCCAAACTTGCTTCCGATGTGTATATTCAGTCGGTAACTAGAAACACGACTGGTACTACTATTCAGGGACGTGCATGGCGCATTGTCTATACCAACCAAACTGCAGGTCCTTGGAATGTGGAAGAATCCGTAAAGGATACATCTATCTTGGATGTTCCTGGTGGAACTACTCTCCTTACAGCCTTGGATTTCAGTCGGAATTACTATGCTTCAAGCACGACTATGGGTGCCATCACTGATGGGCCTGGGCTTGGTGGTGCAAACTTTGTTGAGCATACCTGGGTTGGCGGCGATGAGGTTATTCAGACTCTGTCTAGAAATACCACAGGAACGACTATTCAAGGACAAGCCTGGCGGATTGTTTATCCGTCAAACCTCAGTACTGGTCCCTGGAACCGCGTCGTTCTTGCAAGTGATGTTTCAGTTAGCGATACTGGGTTTCGAAATATCGGAACTGGGTTTACTAATGGTTGGACCGGCAATGCGGAAGATGTGATTCTGTCTAGAGACGGTAACATCGTTTCCTTCTCAGCCAGGGTGAATAGCACATCAGCAACTGCCGATGGCTTTATCACCCTACCTGTCGGCTTTCGTCCAGAAGCTACTGACTGGATGGCTCTAGCTTGCTATAACTCTGCTGGGACTGGTCGATGGGGTCGTGTGTACCCTGATGGCGTAGTTTCTTGTTCTCGCCCTGCACCACTTGGATTGCATTACATATCTGGTTCTTGGAAGACGTCTGACGCTTGGCCTACCACCCTTCCGGGCGTAGTTCGAACTCAGTAACCTTTCCATGATCTCGTTGTCTAAATACTACCCCACACTACTTTGAAAGGAGAAACAATGGCTGAATCGACATCCATCTTGGTGGAAGACCCAAATGATCCGGGAACTTACATTATACGTACTGTCGAATATTCGGGAACTCCAGATACCCCCGGGTATACTCCGAATGACCCATTCCCTACAAAGCTAGTGTGGGGTAGTGTTGGCGACCGATTCTATGAGGCTGGCGTTGATCGTGGCGTGCTATATCCTGAAGGCCTAATGGGCGTTGTTTGGAATGGCTTGATCTCGGTATCTGAATCACCTACTGGTGGTGAAGCAAGACCTTACTACCTAGATGGCATTAAGTATGCCAGCCCCTCAGCTCTAGAAGAGTGGGGCGCATCTATCGAGGCGTATACCTACCCCGATGAATTTGAACTTTGCGATGGCACAGCAGCGATGGCTCAAGGGTTGTCTATAAACCAACAGAGTCGTAAATCCTTCGGCTTGTCATATCGCACACGAATTGGTAATGATATCAATGGTGAAAGCCATGGATACAAACTACACCTAATTTATAATGCTCAGGCAGATCCGACAGAAAAAGCATATCAAGCTATTGGTGATACCGCAGATCCATTGACATTCAACTGGAATCTATCGGCAAGGCCGGTTAAATTCGTAGACCCCGCTTTCGGTGTTAAATACGGTTCGCACCTAGTTCTGGATTCGACTAAAGTCTATCCTTGGGCGATGCGTGCGGTCGAAGAGCTTCTCTATGGAACCCTTCTAAATGAACCTCGATTGCCGAGTCCTCAGGAACTGATTAACCTCTTCGTGGATAACGCTCTACTCAAGATAACCGACAATGGTGATGGTACGTGGACCGCTGATGGTCCAGATGCAAACATCACAATGGTTGGTACTGATGAATTCCAAATCGATTGGGCATCAGCAATATTCCTCGATGAAAATAACTACAAGATCAGTTCTCTCTAAGAAAGGAGAAACCGTATGGCTACCGTAACCGGACTTACTGCCGCAAAAATGCTAGAAATTGCCAACGCCTCTATTGTTAGTGGGTTGGTCAATGGCGCAGGAAGCCTCATTCTATCTACCCGTGGCGGAACCCAAGTTGACGCAGGACAGGTCATCGACCCCACTATTCCCGGAACAGTCCAGCAATATTTTAGAGGGGACAGGACCTGGCAGATTTTGGATAAGGCTGCTGTTGGTCTGGAGAATGTTACCAACGTTTCTCTTAGTAATGTCAACAACACTTCGGATCTTGATAAGCCCGTATCCACAGCTCAACTTGCTGCTGATAATAAACTGGCTAAAGGGTTGGTCTACAAGGACCTAGTCCCAACTACCTCAGGTAGCGTGGTCAGTGCCGTCGTTAACAACATCCCCACATTTACATTCAAGGCCAATCGAAACTACCGACTTGTTTGGGATTTCTCATACTACGCTACGGGCAATGCCGACTCGCTCTTTTATTGCTCGATCGGTCGTGCTGCTGTCGGTGCTTTGGCCTCATCGCTTTCCGGAATCACAGTTATTGATGGTCGTACCAGAGCAGTCAATACTGATCCTTGGTCACTGCAGAGCACTCAGTATACTGGTGCCATATCGGTTCTCTACAATCCGGGTGCGGCTGATGTCACAACTCAGATTAAATTCCTGGCGCAAAGAGTTCTTGGCGACGACGGAATCATTATCGTTGGTAACAGTAACGAGCGAGCTCAATATCTCATCTTTGATGACGGTATGCAAATCTAAAAGGTAGGTGTAAGTTATGGCTAAAGTACAAGTTTCTCGTCAATCAGTAGATGTCGACAATCAAATTATCTGGGATTTAGTAGAGGTTGATGAAACCGAACTTAACCCTGGTGAGTTTCCTCATCGAGAACCGGTATTTTTCACATTTCCTGAGTGACACTAAATAGGAGTCAGGCATGAAGATATCCTTCAGTTCGACAGGTGACCTTAAACGAACAAGCGACTTTCTTGTTAAAATGTCTAGGGGCGATCTCTTTCGAAATCTAGAAGGACTCGCTCAGCAAGGGGTCGCTGCTCTTGCGGCGGCGACCCCAGTTGACTCTGGTCTCACAGCTGCTAGTTGGGGCTGTACAGTTAAGGTTGGACTTAGGTCGTCAACCATTTCTTGGACCAATAGCAATATTGTTGGTGGTGCTCCTGTGGCCATCCTTCTTCAGTATGGCCACGGTACGGGTACTGGTGGTTGGATTCAAGGCCAAGACTATATCAACCCAACAATTAAACCGGTATTTGACAATATTGCGAACCAAGCCTGGAAGGCGGTGACCTCGGCATGAGTGCCATTGACGAACGCGTCGTTCAAATGAAGTTCGACAACTCCCAGTTTCAAAGCGGGGTTGCCGCCACAAACAATTCGCTTGCCAGTCTTAAACAAAGCTTAAACCTTGAAGGTGCCGCTCGAGGTCTGCAGGAGCTAGACACTGCAGGTAAGAGTTTCTCACTTGCTGGGATGGCAGCGGGCGTAGATGCTATTGGCGCCAAGTTCAGCGCCCTGTCCATTCTGGGCATCACGGCTCTTGTAAATATCGGTAATCAGGCTATTAATACCGGCATCAATCTGGTTAAGTCGCTTACGATTGGGCCAATCGCAGATGGTTTTGCTGACTACAACGCTAAGTTGTCTTCAGTACAGACAATCATGAATGCCACGGGCTCATCTATTGATGTGGTTTCTGGATATTTCGGCGAACTTGATACCTATGCCGATAAAACCATCTACAACCTGACCGATATGACTGGCGCATTCGCCAAGTTCACTAACGCGGGTGTAGACATGGATAAGTCAGTTCCGGCCATTAAGGGTATCGCCAACATGGTCGCCCTTGCTGGTCAGGATGCTGGCGCCGCATCTATTGCGATGTACAACTTGTCGCAGTCTATTGCTGGCGGATTCCTAACCACCACAGACTACAAATCACTAAACCTCGCCAACGTCGCCACTAAAGAGTGGAAAGGCCAAATGGTCGAGGCAGCTGTTGCTGCCGGTAAGCTGGAAAAAGTCGGCGACAAGTATCACGTTGTCGGCATGAAGGCTGGTACGGCATCGACTGAAGCTCAGCTCTTTAACGAGAACTTGGCTGAAGGCTGGGCCTCAACCGAAGTCTTGATGGGTGTGCTCGGCGATTATGGCGACACAACCACTGAGATTGGTGCTAAAGCCCAAGCAGCTGCTCAGGACGTAAAGTCCTTTGGTATGATGATGGAAACGCTGAAGGCTGGCGTTGGTACGGGTTGGACTGATACCTTCGAGATCCTCGTTGGTAACCTCCACGAAGCTAAGGCACTATTCACACCTCTTACCGCATCTGTCGGTGAATTCCTCACATCGTTTGATACCGCCCGAAACACCTTGCTTAAGGGGTGGAAAGACATGGGTGGTCGAACAGCGCTGCTTGACACACTCAAAAGCGCATTCACATCACTCGTTGCGATCATCAACCCGATTAGAGATGCCTTTGTCGAGATCTTTCCTCCGATAACGGCAGCAAACCTGATGTACATCACCAATGCCTTTAAAGAGTTTGTAGCTAAGCTCACTCCGTCATTCAAGGTTATCGATGGAGTTAAGCGCACAGCTAAGGGTCTATTCGCAGCACTTGACATTGGTCGCATGATCATAATGGGAGTGGTTCGTGTAATCATGCATATGCTTGGTTCCGTCGCCGGTGCTGGCGGAGGCGTTCTAGCATTCACCGCTAAAGTCGGTGACATGATTGTCGAGTTCCGCAATGCACTTAAGCAGGGACAAGGCCTTACCAAGTTCTTCCGAGCAATCCATGAAGTTATTTCCAGGGTCACCATCGCAATTCAGGATGCTGTCGTCTGGTTCAATAACCTGTTCAAGGGTGTTGAGAAGATTGATACCAGTGCCGCTACAGCAGCATTCGATAATGTCGGTAAGCGCGTCGAGAGCGTCAAGGAGGCTGGCTCAGGTCTAAATAAGATCTGGGAGAAGTTCAAAGACATTGTCAAGGGCGTCTTTGAATTCTTTGCTCCCCTAGGCCAAAAGATTGCAGATGTTGCGGGTAAGATCGGCACCGGTATTTCTGATGCAATGAAGAACGTAGACTTCAACACGGTTCTTGATGGCATCAACACCGGTTTGTTTGCTGCGCTTATCCTCATGATCCGCAAGTTCTTCACTGGTGGCTTTAAGAAAGAAGTCGAAGGTGGTGGTCTACTTGACACCATCAAGGGCGTATTTGGGGGTTTGACTGACACGCTAAGTGCCATGCAGACAACTCTTAAAGCAGGAACGCTTATCCTGATCGCAGGCGCAATTGCGCTTCTTGCAGGTTCGGTGTTGATCCTGTCGACCATCGACTCAGGCAAGATGACTGTTGCCCTTGGTGCTATTGGCGCCATGATGGGTCAGCTGATGTTTGCCATGTTCGTGCTTGACAAGATCTCATCTGTCGGAGGCGCGGTCAAGATCACACTTCTTGCCGGAGCAATGAGCCTGTTTGCAGTTGCTATTGGTCTTCTTGCTCTATCGGTAAAGATCATGTCCACTCTTAGCTGGGAGGAACTACTCAAGGGTCTCGGTGGGGTTCTGGCGCTACTTTTCGGTATCGCTGGGGCAATGAAACTTATGTCTGGAGCTAAGGGCCAATTCATTGGTGCTGGCATTGGTATGGTATTCATCGCTATCGCGATTAAGATTCTAGCTAGTGCCGTTAGGGACTTCGCTCAGCTTAGCTGGGAGGAACTGGTAAAGGGTCTTGGTAGTGTCGGTGCTGTTCTTGGAGCACTTACCCTATTTACGAGGTTGGCTAAGGTCAACAAGGGCGCAATGGCTCAAGCAGCAGGCCTGATTCTTCTAGGCATCGCACTTAAGATTATTGCTTCGGCAGTGTCAGACTTCTCTGAAATGAGTGTGAAAGAACTCATCAAGGGTCTGGGAGCCATGACTGTCATTCTTGCTGTGCTGGTTCTCTTCACTAAGAAAGTCAAGCCAGCCAACCTGATACCGACTGCGCTTGGGTTGGTTATTCTAGGTGGCGCCCTTAAGATCATAGCTAATGTGATGAGGGATCTTGCCGGGATGAGTATGAAGGAGATCGGTAAGGGTCTTGGCGGTATGGCTGGTGCACTCTATATAGTCAGTGGAGCCATGCGTGCGATGCCTAAGGATATGATTTCTTCGGCTATCAGCCTGGTTATCGTTGGCGGAGCTCTTAAGATCATCGCTAGTGTGATGAAGGATATTGGCGGAATGTCCTGGGAGGAAATAGCTAAGGGTCTATTCACTCTTGGTCTTTCGATGAGGATGATCACCGTATCCATGAGTTCTATGACTAAAGCATTGCCGGGCGCATTCGCACTACTAATTGTTGCTGGTGCTCTGGCTATACTCGCGCCAGTCCTCATAGCGTTCGGTCAGATGTCATGGGACGAAATTGGTCGGGGTCTAGGTATGCTTGCGGGCGTACTCTTGATTCTGGGCATTGCTGGTTGGGCTATTACTCCAG